GGAGGCCCCGACTCTCCATGATCTAAATATCCCTGAAAACGTTAGCGTAAGTCATGACTAAGGACGATCAGGTCATAATCGGTCAACTACCCGACGACATAGGCTCTAATCGGCTGCTATCGGTTTTACCGCCGTCAACAGCTGCCACTTATGGCTCAGCGTTGCCCAGAATCCATACGCCCCTCAATGATTTACCGTCTAGGGGCTTCGATTTGATCGATTTAGCCGCTGACATACTCCCAGAGGGCTTAATGCCATGGCAAAAATTTGCGCTGGAACATACTCACAAATACAAACCCGACGGGCGCTGGAATACGCCTACAAATTGTATCGTTGTCGCACGTCAAAATGGCAAAAGTTTTTTACAGCAAATCAGAATCTTAGGCGGCTTATTCTTATGGGACGAGCCACTCCAAATCGGATCAGCTCACAGATTAGCCACATCGCTAGAGCAATTTAGACAGCTGGTTAACCTGATCGAGAGTTCCGAAATGCTATCTAAGCGCGTACAGCGTATTAGGTGGAGTCATGGCTCCGAGGAAATTGAAGTCAAGGGTACGACCGGGCAAATTAACCGATTTATCGTAAAGGCTGGCGGCTCAGCTGCTCGAGGCGTTTCCGCACCGTCGGCAATTCACCTAGATGAGCTTCGCGAGATGAAAGACTTAGAATCTTATGCCTCTTTGAGATATACCCTCATGGCTGCAAAGAATCCTATGATTATGAGCTACACGAACGCGGGCGATTCTCACTCGGTCGTTCTCAATGCGTTTCGAGAGCGTGGACTAGCTGCCGCCGCTGGAGCTGACGACGATATCGGCTATTTCGAGTGGAGCGCACCAACCGACGACATACAGCTCGAATCTAATTGGCTCGCAGCTAACCCGGCAATCGGTCACACGATTAACATCGACAATATCCAAGCGGTTCTAAATGATCCGCCGGAAGTCGTACAAACCGAAGTCTTATGCCGCTGGGTTCAAACTATTTCCAGCATTATCGGAGCCAACGAGTGGAATAATTGCCACGACGAATCGGTCGATCTCGATCCTGAAAAACTGACATGGCTGGCGCTTGATATTTCACCGGATCGCAAATTCTGCGCGTTAGTCGGCGCTCAGAAATTAGGCGACGAACGTTTCGTCGTAAAGCTACTTCATACATGGGAAAACTCCGTCCAGCTTGACGATCGAGAGATCGCTAATGAAGCGGCTAAATACTGTCGGAAGTATCCGCTAGAGTATTTGCTATACAGCCGCAGAACTAGCGGCGCGGTAGCGGCTAGATTCCAGCCAGCGGGTATCCCGATTTTTGACATGGATTCCGTTTATCCGCAAAGCTGCGATGAGCTGCTCGGCGCAATAAATAGCGGTCGGCTTCGGCACAGGGGTCAATCGGATTTAACTAAACAGATTCTTTCGGCTGTCCAATTAAAGCGTGGCGACGGCGGCTGGGTTATCGGGCGTCGAGCTTCGCAAGCTGCGGTTTGCGCTGCGGTAGCGACAGCGTTAGTTACACACTTTGCGACACGCCCAGAGATGGACTTCGATATTATGGTGGGTTAGTGCTATACGCCTGACACAATTTGCTCATGGGTATTCGTGATTTATTTGCGTCAAAGGTGGAAGCCGTAACGCCGTTTCAAAATAGCGACGTCGAAGCTGGCTATTTACCTGTACCGACAATAGATTCGCTCTTTACCTTTAACGGCGGCGTACTTACCGCGACGCGTGAAGAAGCCATGAGTATTCCTACGATCGCACGTGCGCGCGGGATTATCTGTTCGTCCATAGCTTCGATTGGGCTCCAAGTCCGGGACAATTCGACAGGGTTAGAAGTGCCAGCCCCTAGAGTAATTCGCGAGCCTGATCCACGCGTTCCGGGAAGTACGACTTACGTTTGGTTAGCCGAGGATTTACTGTTTTACGGATTTGGGTATTTACAAATAACCGAGCTTTTCGCCGATACGTTAAGAGTTCGTTCCGCGCAAAGAATCGCACCGACTCGCGTTGGGTATTTTTTAAATAACAACGGAACAGAAATCGAACATTACACAATCGACGGAAAACAAATTCCCGATTCTGGCGTGGGCTCAATGGTCGTTTTCTATGGCAACGACGAAGGATTATTAAATCGCGCGGGTCGTACAATTCGCACCGGTGCGGAATTAGAGCGAGCAGCTGCAAATTATGCGCGTGAGCCGATTCCTTCCATGGTATTAAAATCAAACGGAACAGCGTTACCAGCTGATCGAATTGCGAAGCTGCTCGAATCATGGGGGGTTTCACGTCGCAATCGTTCGACCGCGTTTTTAAATGCTGACGTCGAATTACAAACAGTCGGTTTCGATCCTGAGAAATTACAGCTTGCGGCGGCTCGTTCGTACATCGCAACAGAACTAGCTCGCGCTATTGGTATTCCGGCGTTCTACGTTGACGCCGAAACTGGATCTAGCATGACTTATTCTAACGCTAACGTTACGCGTAAGACTCTTTTAGATTTCTCTTTGATTCCGCTAATGACTTCAATTTCCGAACGGCTATCTATGCCGGACTTCGTTCCAAGTTCGCAATCCGTACATTTCCGTTTAGAGGATTATTTACGCGGAAGCGAATCCGAGCGCGTCGGAATTTACAAAACTTTATTTGATATCGGCGCGATTAGCGTCGAGGAAATCCGACAAGCTGAGGACATGATTAAATGAAACTAAATATGCCGCTAACAATTACATCAGCCGATAGCGAATCTCGCACTATTACCGGACGCGTCGTAACATGGAACGAAACAGGATCAACGTCCGCGGGACTTACTACTTTTAAGCCAGAATCTATCGCGACTAAGAACGTAAAACTTTTACTAGAACATGATCGCACTCGACCAATCGGAAAGGTCTTATCTATGACCGCAACCGAACAGGGAATCGACGCGACTTTTAAAATCGCGGAGACAACAGCCGGAAACGACGCATTAGTGGAAGCCGCGACGGGTCTCCGCGACGGTTTTAGTGTCGGAGTTAAAGTTAACGCGCATGATTTCGTTGACGGAGTTTTAGTAGTAGCTAAAGGATCACTCGACGAAGTGTCGTTAGTTTCAGAGCCAGCAATCGACAGCGCTCGAGTTAGCCAGGTAGCAGCAAGCGAAACTGAAACCGACGAGGAAGTCGAATCAACAGATGAGAATTCTGATTCCGAAACAGACGAGGAAACAGAGGAAACAAATCCAACAACAGAAGGAGAACAAGTGTCAGACACTACCGTTCCAGAAAGCGCCGCTGCCGAAACGGTAGAAGCGTCAAAGCATGTTCCAATGGCGTACACCGCGCCACGTTCACCTATTGTCGATAAGGTTTCTTATTTACAGTATTCACTCAAGGCGTCAGTTTTACACGATGAGGACGCTCGCCAATATGTTAAAGCTGCTGATAACACCACTTCAACAGCTCCGGGCATGGTTCCAACACCACAAAGCCGCACAGTAATCAACGCACTAGCTAATGCAGATCGCGGCATGATTGACGCGCTATCTCGCGAAGCGCTTAGTGCTACTGGTATGACTTTCGAGCTGCCTAAGGTCACCGGCGTTCCAACCGTTAGCAATATCGACGAGAACGACCCAATCACAGAGTCACAATTAACCGCGACTTACATTTCAGTTCCAGTTAACTCTTTCAAGGGACGCGCAATTTCAACGATCGAACTTATCGACCGTTCAGACCCAAGCTACCTAACAGCGTTACTTCAGAATTTGGAATTTGCTTACGCTAAGGTCACAGACGAATTCGCAACAGGTACAATCGTGGGCGCTGGTCAATCAACAGGCGTTAACGCTAACTCAGCTACCGGATTCTTAGGTTTCACTTCACAAGCTGCGGGTGCTGTTTATTCATCATCACTCGGCTTCGCTCGTAACTTAGTAGTTAGCCCGGGACAATGGACTAACATCATGGGCTATAACGACAATGGCACACCGCTTTACAATGCGGCACAGCCAAGCAATCAAGCAGGAAACGTTCGCGGCGATTCACTTCGCGGCGTAGTTTCACCGGGCTTAAATCTATTCGTTTCACGTTCAATCGGAAACGCTGGAGCCACTACATCAGTCGGCGATAACTCAATGGTAGTTATCAACCCTGACGCATGGACATGGTACGAGAGCCCACGTTTTGAGCTGCGTACAAACATCAACTCCGACGGAACCGTGGACATTTTGTATTATGGTTACGCCGCAATCGCTCCAAAGATTCCATTTGGCGCATGCTGGAATCAGGTTTGATTCTAAATAAATAAACATCGGTCGTTTCGCTCCCGAGGCGACCGAGCAGAATCTAGAGAGGATCGCTAATGCCAATTATTACCGCGGACGAACTTCGTGCCGTCTTAGGCGTTAGCGATTCTCTTTACCCTGACGCATATCTCGATCTTATGATCGCAAGCGCTGAGGGCGCTATTTTGCCGTTGCTAACTGGTTATCAGTCAGCGATTACAGGGATCGAAGTCAAAGACGGCATGGCGTTTTACACGACTCAACGAATTAACTATTTCGTACCGGGTCAAGCTGTAATTATTTCAGGCTGCGGAAATGCGTTCGATTTAACCGTAACAGTTAACGATCACAGAATCGCGCCATACATATTCACGACAGCAACAGCCGCACCGGATCAAATTTTCACGCCAAAGATTCCCGCTGGATTAGCCGTACTTAATGGCTCAACAGCTGAGGATTTATATTCAGCCGTAGCGCCTGTAAAGTCGGCGCTATTAGTCGTAGCCGTTGAAGTTTTCCAGTCAATCACAGCTCCGGGCAATACTTCGGCTCAGGTTGATTTTCAACCGTCGCCGTTCGTACTCGGTCGCTCATTACAAAATCGCGTAATCGGATTACTAGCTCCGTTTATTGACGTCGAAACTATGGGTCAATAAATGCCGACTTCAATTCAAGCTAACGTCCGCGCGCCACTAGCGACCGCTCTCGCTGGCGTAACCGCGTCGGTCTATGAATCAGTACCCGAGGCGGTAATCCCGCCCGCTGCGATCATCGTGCCGGGTACTCCGTATTTAGAAACGACGCTAATTAGCAGCTCGATCCAATTAAAAATAAATTTCACAATCTCAGCCGCCGTCGCGTATAACAATAACGCGGGCGCTCTCGATAATCTCGAGAAGCTAGTCATACAGATTCTCGCGGCTATTCCGTCGGGATACATAGTCGGCGACGTATCGCGTCCGTCGATTGTTACGTTAGGTTCGAGTAATTTACTTATTTCGGATATTGACGTTAGCACTTACTACAAACAAGAAAACTAGGAGAACAAATGCCAACAACAATCGTCACGGGGCGCGATATCACTTTCACAATCGACGGTGATACATACGACGCTCAAGCAACAAGCGCGACTCTAACAATCGAGTCAACGATCAACACTTACCAGACGCTAGACGGTAAGGCTTATTACACAACTGATTCTCAGGGTACTTTCGCGGTCGAAATGCTCGCGGACTGGACAGCTGGCGGGTCACTTTGCAATTCACTATGGAACGCGGCTGACAGCGCACCAAATACACCACTAGCGGTCGTTTTCACAGCTGCGAGCGGATCAGTATTTAACTTTGACGTACAGCCAATTTTCCCAAGCGCCGGCGGAACAGCTCCAGACGCGCAAACAGTTTCACTCAGCTTTACATGCGTGACAACTCCAACACTCTAAAGAAAAGAAATCGGGAGCATGAAACTACAAATACAGATCGAAACGAACGACGGTAAAGTTACTACGACAACAGCTCAGCCCCCTGAGTTTGCGAAATGGGAACAAAAGACCGGTTACACAATTCAACAGGCTCAGGAAAAAATCGGAATTTCCGATCTAATGTTTCTAGCGTGGAACGCTTTAAGACGTGAGGCAGCGGGTAAGCCCGTTAAGCCTTACGAAATTTGGTGCGATACGGTAGTCGATATTACGGTCGGAAACGACGAAGCCCCAAAAGCCACAGCCGAGGAAGCCTAAGCTACTTAATTGTAGAACTCTCGATCGCAACGGGAATTCCAATGAGTGAGTGGGTGGACGCGGCGGATATATTGACAGCGCTCGAGATAATGGAGAAGCGAAATGGCGGAAAGTAAGGAAGTCGTCCAGTACGACAAAGCCGAACTTCGCGCTATTACTGGGGCGTTTAAAGCCATGGACGCGGAAGCTCTCGATCAAGCTAAAACTCAATCGGGAGCGCTTGCCAGTTATTTACAGGGCAAAGTTATCTCGGCAGCTGGTCAATTAAATTCGGCTCCAGTAGCTAGTCGAATTGCTGAAGGCTCTCGAGTAAGTAAGTCGTCCAAAATTGGAGAAATTAGTTTTGGTTTTGCAGCTCAGAAATTTAGCGGCGGCGCTACTACTCAGCAATTATGGGGCGGCTCAGAATTCGGATCAAATAAATTTAAGCAATTCCCTATCTGGTCGGGATCAACCGGGCGAGGATCGACGGGCTATTTTATTTATCCAACTTTAAGAGCTGAGCAAAGTTATCTAATTACCGAGTGGGAAAAAGCATTTACTGACATAGTTAAGAGGTTCGACTAATGGCTACTGGATCAAGAACGCTTAAGCTCTCGATCCTTGCCGACGTCGATAACCTTAAAAAAGGACTTGCCGACGCGGGCGATACTACCGACGGGTTCGGTACAAAGCTAGGAAGTTTTGCAAAGGGCGCTGGAATAGCGTTTGCGGCAGCTGGAGCGGCGGCGCTTGCCTATGCTGGAACGGCGCTGGTCGAAGCTACAAAAAACGCAATAGCCGATGAAGAAGCCCAGAAAAACTTAGCTTTAACTTTACAAAATACGACTAAGGCAACCGACGCACAAATTGCAGCCGTAGAGAGCTACATTACTCAAACTTCACTATCTAAAGGCATTACGGACGACGTTTTACGTCCAGCCTTTGAAAGATTATCCCGAAGCACGAAAGACGTCGAGGAAAGTCAGAAACTTTTAAATATAGCCTTAGACATTTCTACCGCTACCGGCAAACCGCTAGAAACCGTAGCCAACGCACTAGGTAAAGCTTACGACGGCAACGCCGCTGCACTTGGAAAGTTAGGTTTAGGTATAGATTCGAACATACTTAAATCCGGCGACATGAACGAAATCACGAAAGCACTCGCGGAAAACTTTGGTGGTTTTGCTTCTCAAAGAGCTGAAACCTTTAGCGGCAAAATGGATCGTTTAAAAATTGCGTTCGACGAGGGCAAGGAAACAATAGGCGGATTCGTACTCGACGCCATAACTCCACTCGTTACCCTTATCGTAGAAAAAGTAGTTCCAACAATCAACAATCTGTCCGACAAAATTGGAACGGGATTGTCGCCAATTTTTAAAGATATAACTGATTTTGTAAAGGATTCAGTAATTCCGGTATTCACCGAGCTTTGGGAATACTTCACAAAAAACATCGTGCCGCTATTTACAAGCTACGCAAGTTTATTAAGCGTAACGCTACTTCCAGCAATCAAAGCTCTATGGGGATTCGTTCAAGATTTTTTAGTTCCTATTTTTAAGGCTACTTTAACTCCAGTCATCGAAGGATTAAATACTGTATTTAAGAAGCTAAAAGGTTTCGTCGAGGACAATAACGCGGTTTTTACATTTCTAGGCGCGGTAATTGGAGTCATCGGCGGAGCTGCAAAAATCCTAGCGCCAATCATTGGCACGACTTTAGGACTAGCCTTTAAAGGCGTGGGCTTGATTATTGACGGCGTTAGCCTTGCAATTTCGGGCGTCGTTGCTGGAATTAACTTAGCTATCGGCGCGGTTAATTTGCTTATCAAAGCCTATAACGCGGTAAACAATTTATTCGGCGGTAAAGATATAGGCGAAATTCCAGCGATTATTTTATCTAAAGGCGCTAAAGCTGCGACAGTTACGCCAGCAGCAGCTCAAGCCGTTAAAGAGGAAATTGCAAAAGAAGTCGGCGACGTAGCTAAGCAAGTAGCAAAGGAAACGGCAGCCATTACTAAGACAGCGGCGGCGGCTAGTGCAGCAACAGCGACTAAAGTCGTTGCGGACGAATTAAAAGCCGGACTGGGCGGAACTACTGGCAACATCGGAGAAGCCATGTTCGCAATCCGTCAAAGGGAATCAGGATTTATCCCGCCAGTCGTACCAGTCGGAACCGACGTCGGCGAACGCATGTTTGCAATCCGTCAACGTGAAGCGGGACTTACACCGCCAACGACTATTAACGTCAACGTATCCGGAGCAATAGATTCAGAGGGTACAGCTCGAACAATCGTTAACACGCTAAATGACAGTTTCTATCGTGGCACTAATGGCGCTAGAGCCTTGGCGATCTAATGACAGTATTTAATCCGATTTGGCGCGTAAAGATTCAGGGCGTGGAATATACGACGTACGTTCTGGCGAATCTAAGTATCGCCAGCGGTCGCGACAACATTTACCAACAGGCTCAAGCGGGCTATTGTAATTTACAGCTCATAAACCTAAATCAGGCGATCGTTAACATAAACATAAACGACTCAGTTTCGATCGAGCTAAAGGATTCGACAAATACATTTGTGCCTATTTTCGGCGGTACAGTCGTCGATTTCGGAATAGAAGTTTCAACAGCTGGTAACGTCGCAATAAATCAAACCCTTAACATTACAGCCTTAGGAGCCCTAAGCCGCTTGCCTAAAGCGCTAACCGACGGAATTCTGGCTAAGGATTTCGACGGCGATCAAATCTGGGAAATTTTGCAAGATTTACTTTTAAATAACTGGGGCGAAGTTCCAGCAGCCGAACAATGGCAGAACTACAATCCGACCGAAACATGGGCAACAGCTGCAAACGTGGGATTAGGTCAAATCGATCGACCAGGCAATTATGAACTTGACGCCAGATCATCAAATCGCACCGACGTTTATTCGCTGGTTTCAGCGCTCGCCACTAGCGGACTAGGTTATATATACGAGGACGCAAGCGGGCTTATCAGCTACGCCGACTCGACTCATAGGTCGATCGAGTTAGCTACTAACGGCTATACGGATTTAACCGCTAATCACGCGCTATTTAACGGACTTAAGATTCAGACTCGAGCTGGCGACGTTCGTAATGACATAACCATAAAATATAAGGCTAACGGGTCTAGTGAAGTAAGCGCCGAGGATATTGGATCGGTCGAGCAATTTGGTCGCTTAGCCCAGATCATTACTACCACGCTAGATAAAACGGTGGACGCGCAAGATCAAGCCGATTTTTATTTAACCCTAAGAGCTACCCCTCAAGCTAACTTCACGTCGATCACTTACCAGCTTACAAATCCCGAGTTAGACGACGCGGATCGCGATTCGCTAATTAACGTATTTATGGGCTTGCCGCTGCGAATTAGCAACTTACCGCCAAACATGGCGTCGGGAACGTTTCTAGGATTCGTCGAGGGCTGGACGTTTAAGGCTGCCTATAATGAAATCGCTATCACTCTTAATCTTTCGCCGATTAGTTATTCGCTTCAAGCTTTGAAGTGGGAGCAAGTTTCTATCGCGGAATCGTGGAATACTATAACCGGAACTCTGACGTGGGAAACCGCGTTGGTCGTGGCATAAGGAGAAAACATGACAAATCCAACGAGCAACTTCGGCTGGCAAATGCCAACGCCGACGGATTTGGTAACCGATTTACCAGCTGATTTTGAGGTATTTGGTCAAGCGGTCGATACGTCGCTGGCTGATTTACAGGGTGGCACTACTGGTCAAATTTTGGCAAAGGCTACAAATGCGGACATGGACTTTACATGGATCACAAACGACGTCGGCGATATAACAGCCGTTAACGTAACTAGCCCAATCACAGGTGGCGGCAGCTCTGGCGCTGTAACTATTGGAATTAACGCGGCTACAACTAGCGTCGTGGGCGCGGTACAGCTTAGCGATTCGACTTCAACGACTTCGAGCGTTTTGGCTTCAACTCCGACAGCTACTAAAGCGGCTTACGATCTAGCGGACGCTGCAATCGCCAAGTCAACACTTACAACAGCGGGCGACATAATTTATCGTAACGCAACAGTTCCCGTCCGTTTAGGAATTGGAACAGCTGGTCAAGTTCTAAAGGTGAACTCAGGCGCTACCGCTCCAGAATGGGGCGCGCCGTCTAGTGGCAAAGTGCTTCAAGTATTATCAAGTTTTAACACTTCAACATTTTCAACAACAAATACAACTTTTACAGACGTCACAAGTTTATCGGTGACTATTACTCCAAGCTCGGTCAGTTCAAAAATTCGGTTAAGCGGAATTGTAAGTTTTGGTCATTCAGCGGACGTTTTTACAGTTACTAGATTCATGCGTGACGCAACTCCAATAGGTATTGCTGACACAGCTGGTTCTAGAACTTCGACAACAAGTGGCAATTATCAAGGAAACGCTGGCACAACTGGAAGCGTGGTGCAAGTTCCTTTAAATTATATTGATTCACCAGCAAGCACTTCTGCAATTACTTATAAAATACAAATAGCGCAAAATTCGGCTGGAACATTATACGTTAACAGAAGTTCACAAGATTCAGATACAGCCAGCAACATCAGAGCTATTTCAAGTCTTATAGTCGAAGAAATTGGAGCCTAATTATGATTGATTATACAAAAATTCTTTCTTTTGAATTTCCTGGTGAAATTTGGCAATTAGATGGTGACGATTATGAGGGTTTAACTTGGTTATCTGAAAGTGCAAAACCAACCAAAGAGGAATTAGATTCACTTTGGGAAAAAGTAAAAAAGAATTATGACGCAAAAATTAAAGCTGAAGCAGAAGCAAAAGCTGCGCTATTAACTAAACTCGGTATCACAGCCGACGAAGCGGCGTTATTGCTGTCATGAAGCTAACAAGTTATAACGGCTGGACGGCTTCAAAGGATCAAGCCGAAATCGGAATCAAGTCCTACGCAATACCGGGGACTCAGTTAAAGATTCGGTGCGCCGAAGCTGTTGCACCTTTAATCGTGGGATTCTGCAAAGAGTTCAACGAGTTAATTGAGCCAATCGACGGCGGTCAGCTAGACGACTGGGGTTATGCGTTTCGCATGGTTAGAGGTACGACGGACAAGCTGAGCAATCACTCAAGCGGGACAGCGATCGACCTTAACGCCACGAAACACGTTCTAGGAAAAGTCGGAACCTTTCCAGCTGAGAAAGTTCCAATGATTCGCGCACTAGCTAAGAAGTACGGTTTATTCTGGGGCGGCGATTACAAAAATCGCAAAGACGAAATGCACTTTGAAATAAACGTAAGTCCAAAAAAAGTCTCAGAGCTAATCAAGGCGCTGGGGTTAGGAGAAAAGTAATGAAAGAACTAAAGGCAATAGCGGCTAGTTATGGACGATCAGCGCTCGCGGGTATGCTGGCTGTCTTTATGACTGGGGAACAAGATCCAAAGAAATTAGCTATGGGTCTATTGGCGGGTATTGCGCCCGTTCTAATGCGTTACGCGAATCCTAATGACGCTACGTTCGGGGCTAAGGGTAAGTGAACGCTAGCGACTGGGCTGCTATGGGCGTGGCAATAGTCACGCTCTTAGTGGCGTTTCTAAGCGGTATTCGGTATTTAGTTAAGTATTACTTATCTGAGCTAAAGCCGAACTCCGGGTCGTCCGTAAAGGATCAGGTAAATCGTCTCGAAAAGCGGGTCGATGAAATTTACAGCTTGATATTAAGCAACTCGACACGCCGTTAAATACGCGTAAGGCTTGTAAATGTCAGACTTTTAGTTCACCCTATAACTAGGGAGCGAATAAGTCGTTCCCAGAATCGGGAGCTAACATGTTTACTATATTGGAACTATCGGCGGTAGTTATCGCCATGTCTATCGGCTGGTTCATAGTCGGCTGGACTATTGGTTTTAAAGAGGGCGTTAGAGACGGCTTTAATCGTGGGCGAGCTGCTGGACTTCGTGCCGCGGCTGAACGCGTTAGAAGCTACTAATGGCGATCCCACTAGAGGGCTATGAATCGGTAGCCGAACGCATAGAAAAGTTCTGGGTCAAATATCCAAATGGTCGAATTGACGTCAAGATTGTCTTTCAGGACGGCACTCGTTACATCGTGCAGACTGATATCTATAAAGAGATAACTGATCCTTTACCCTTTGCGACAGATTTCGCCGAGGAAATTAGATCGAACGCTAATCGCTTTCCGCTTGAAAACGGAAGCACTTCGGCAATCGGGCGCAGCTTACATACTGGCGGATTATCTAAATTTAGTGAGAATCAAAATCGCCCGTCGTTTGAGGAAATGAAGCGCGTCGAGCGTCCAGTAGTCGCACCCGTAGCACCAGCTAAGGAAGCGCTACCTAATGGCTCTTATGATCCTTGGGATATGACAAAAACTATCGAATCTATTGGCGCCGTATTAGCTCCGAAAGAGTGCGGTCATGGAGTGATGATTCGCAAAGAGGGAGTCGGGAAAACTGGCAAGCCTTACAAGGGCTGGGTCTGCCCGGACAATGTTCGGACATGCGCGACATGGGAATAAACAAAATCACGCTCACGCGGGACGAGGAAGTTCAAGCCGCAGCCGCCGCGTTTATTTGCGAGTTTAAAGGCGAGGAAAACTTTTACTTCCATGACCAAGCCATGCGAGGCAACATACACGACTCGATCAAGCGTACAGCTGAGGCGTTTGGAGCTGAGATTGCAGCTGCTAAGTTCTTTGGAATCAAGGACTTTAAGATCGAGCTCGACAAATTCAAAATTCGAGCAGACATCGGCAACCGAATCGAAATCAAGCATACGCGCTGGCTAGACGGTCATTTGATTTTGCAGCCTAGAGATCGAGCCGACGATTTAGCCGTTTTAGTGGTAGGAGAATCGCCAACCTATTACGTTAAAGGCTGGATACCGATTCGGGCAGCTAAGACAAGTCGCTTTAAACATGACAAATCTGAGTCATGGTGGGTCAGCCAACATAATCTAAACTCAATGGAGAATCTAAGGGAGTCAAACTATGGACAAATTGAAATTTGAGTGTCGGCGCTGTAAGCGCGAAACGTTACAGGTCGAGCGAATTGTGACCGACTTACTTCCGCCGGGCGTTAAGACTCTCGAGTGTACGGTTTGCGGAACTATGGGAGTTTGTTTAGTGGGTGGCGATAGTGCCTAGTTACCTTTACCGGTGCGATCAATGCGGCGGCGAGCTTGAGATGAGCCACTCAATACCAAGTAACGGCGATCTATCGCCCCTATGTTGTAGTTATCCAATGATAAGAGTATTTAGCGCTCCAGCGATTATCTTTCGCGGGACTGGTTGGGGAAAGGATAAGAAATGAGTAATCCACATATGAGAACAGTATTAGCCGAACTCAGAGAAGTGATCGCACGTCAAGTTGAAGCAGAATTCCTGCCGCTTCATATATGCGAACGTTGCGGGAACGTAGCTGAAGGCACTTTAGTTCAGCGAATCGTTGCAGCTATACGAGATGAGGACTAATGCCATTTGCTAATCAGTATTACCGGATCAGCATGAGAAGCCAAGTCATGGGCTGCTGTAATGAAATTCAGTTTATCTATAATTGCCGCAAATGCGGTGAAAATATGGGCTGTTACTTCTGCTCATTTAACTACGATGAAGCTCATGAGTGCGATGAATAGTTATCCACAGATAAGGAAAGTTATCCACACCCTGTTGAACACGCCCAAGAATACGCTCATGCTTGCGCGGTATTTGACTAACTCGGTACGCTCCACTCTCTCGACGAGAGCCCCACAGGGGGCTAGCTCGCGGCGAGCCTTACTATCGGGCGCACTCTGTATTGCGGTGGCGATACCGAGTCCAACATGGGCTAGTTCTATAAGCTCTAAAGATAACTACAAGCTTTACTTACATAGTCGAGTAGTTAAAGATAAGCAATACCAATGCGCATATGCGCTATACATGAAAGAGTCTAGGTTCGATAGTCGAGCCGTTAACGGTAGTCACTATGGCATACCTCAGCTGCGTAACAAGAAGCTAAAGAACTTAGACGGATACACTCAAATAGATTGGGGTATCCGGTATATCGCTCATAGATATAAGGGCGACTTCTGTCTAGCATACAAACACTTCAAAGACAAGGGGTGGCACTAATGAAGTCAGCTGTTGATAATGGAACATCAAGTCAATGGGCAAAGATACGACAGCGAATACTTAAGCGGGACGGTTATTGCTGTCAACAATGCGGACAAGATAACGGAAAGTTACACGTTGACCACATAATACCGCGTCGGCTCGGTGGAACTGATAATGACCAGAATTTGCAAGTATTATGCCAAAAGTGCAATTTGAGCAAAGGTGGTCGGTTTTTTGGTACAGCTTTAACACCCCCGACTCTCCTTT